TCCAGGGCCATTTTGTAGCGAATGTAAAAAATACTCTTGTAAATGCGAGAATTATTATGCCATATATTAAAGAATCAGATAGAACTAAATTAGATTCTTGCGTAGATAATATGATAGAATGTCTAGAAAATGAAGATTTATCTTCTGTACTAGGCAATATTAACTATTGTTTTAGTAGGGTTTTAGCGGGTCTTATGAAAGAGCCATCATACAATAAAATTGCTATGATAACTGGTGTATTAGAAAATATAAAGCAAGAATTTTATAGGCGAGTTTGTCAAAATTATGAGGATTTGAAAATTCGTCAGAATGGTGATATTCCAGAGTATAAAAAATTTAGTTAGGAGATAGATTATGTCAAGAGATATTGACAGTGTGATGAAAGAAGTTATGAAAAGTAATAAAGAACTTCATAATCTTGATAAAGGTCTATCAAAAGAAATATCTGATTTAAGCAAACAAATTAAATTGATCGAAAATAAACTCTCTAGAATAGATGAAACTCTAGAGAAGGTATTTGAGATGCTCAATAATATTACTGTATTTATTGAAGAAGTAGACGAGGGAGAAGAAGAATTAGACGATGAAGAAGATTGGACTCCTTATGACGAAAGAAATTTTAACTATGACAATAATGACGATGATGATCAATTTGAGGATGATGAGTGGAGTAATCATGAGGACGAAAGTTAATGGCTAGTTTAGCATTAGCAGCATCAATGGTTGTATTAGCAACTCTATTTATTGGACCACTAGCATACCTATTCGCTAGATTAAATTTTTCACCTTTTATAGTTTATATCTTATCTGGTCTATCTATAATTCAAGGAATCTGGTTCTGCTCAATAGCGATACCAATATGGTATATAGGATTAATACCAATCTATTTTGGATATATAAGTATTCATCGAACACGACAAAAACAAATTCAAGGTTGACAAGAGGTTTGGTCGATGGTATACTCGTAGCATCACAGGGTTGATTCACAGGAAACTTGGAGATTAACAATGAAGTTGGCAGATAGGGTTATTGATACTCATAGTTCTGGTGTTCGTAGTGCGTCAGGTTTTACCATCGCACAAACCAGCAAAATGTTTAAGATTTTGTCGGACTCTCTTTATTCCGACAAGGTAATGGCAGTTATTCGTGAACTGTCCACTAATGCTTATGATAGTCATATTAGTGCGGGCAATAAGAATCCTTTTAAGGTGACGTTGCCGACCGCTGCTAATCCTAATTTTAGTGTGCGTGATTATGGCACTGGTCTTAGTCAAGAGGATATGGAGAATCTGTATACAACCTATGGTGCTAGTAATAAGAATGATAGCAATGATTTTGTGGGTTGTCTTGGTCTAGGGTCTAAGAGTCCGTTTGCTTATACCAAGAGTTTTACCACCAGTTCTTATTTTAATGGTAAAAAGTATACCTATGTTGCGTCTATTGATGATAGCGGAGTGCCAGCACTCAATCTGTTCAATATTTCTGACACAGACGAGGCTAATGGTCTAGAGATTAGTTTTGCCGTTAAACAATATGACTTTAATGAGTTTAGCAGCAAGGCTATTCGTGTTTTCCACTACTTTAAGATGAAGCCTATTATTGAGGGTGGTGTTAATCCATCTCTAAAGGATCATGCTTATAGCAATAAGAATATTGTTATTAGTGGTGAAGGATGGCGGGTTTGCAGACTTGCTAATGATACCAATAAGTTCCCTAATGTTCATCACCATATTGATAGTGGTGTAATTGCTCTTATGGGCAATATTGCTTATCCTGTTGTTGTGTCTCAATTGATCGGTGAACAAAAGGCCGAACAAGCAGACCATATTCAGAAGTGGAATAGAGCATTTGGTAAGGCCGATATTGATAACTGGAAGAATTTTGTATCAGAAATTCTACAGCAAAATCTTTATCTGGAACTTGATTTTGGTATTGGCGAACTTGAAATGGACGTTAGTAGAGAAGGTCTACAGTATACGAAGGATGTTATTAAGGCACTTCGTAATAAGACCCAAGAAATCTACATGGAAATGAAGGAAGAATTCAGCAAGAAAATTGCTGGTGCTAAAACCAAGGTCGAAGCCATCCAGACATATTATACCATGAATGATCTTGCTGGTGGTTGGGGTGTTGGTGCTACATGGACAGACTCTAAGGGTAAGTCTCACGATATTAATACCGGCAAAGACCTTGAATATAAGTTTGGTTCTAACAAGAACTTGTATGCTATTAATTATAGAACCGCTGGTTATCGTTCACGACGAATGGTATATCTGACTAATAGTATTCATATTAATACTCTTACGGGTAGGGGTGAATATTATTATGGTAATCGTAAGACGGGTAAACTCACATTCTTTGTTTGTGACGTAAAGAGCGAAGAAACAGCAAAGAAAATTGCTATTCGTTATTGCAACGACAATGATTGCTTTGCTTATCTAATGATTGATAGCAAGAATATTTCCGAATCAGACAAGGGTTTTGAGGATTTGATCTCTGATGTTGGTGCTGATAATATCATCAAGATTTCAGAGTTCAAGGACTTGATTAAGAGCAATAGTCCTCGTAAAAACTCTGCCCGTTCTGGCAACGGCATGGTTAGTGATCAAGATGTATTCTTTATTCATGGGGCATCTAAAGATAGTGGAGCAATTAGTAATCCGTACAATGATGCTAGATACCTAAAGACACTTACGCAAGACGAATTGGATAGTTTTGATGATGAAGATGATATTGTGTATGTACCTATTCTTCGTTATCAAAGCGATTGGAATTTTGCTAATGAGCAGTTGCCAAATATTGCGTCTATCAATAATCTATTGAATAATGAGATTCTGTCTAGTCTAATTAAAGATATGATGGGAGATACTAAGGTTTATGCGATTAAGTCTGCTACTGTCAAGACATTGAAAGACGAAAAGAATTTGATTCTATTCAATGATTTCTTGAAAGAAAAACTCAAGACTGTTGTAAAAGATCGTTTTGAAGATGTATCTAGTTACAATGCTATTGTAGAATTTTGTCGCAAAGAGTTTAATGATAAAGATAACACTAGAAATAATTGGTATAGTGAAGGAGATATTGTTCATCAGTTTTCCTACCATATGCTAAATATTTTCCGTCTTGATTACAAGAAGTTTATTAAGAACAGTGATATGGTTAAGGTTATTGATTCATATCTTGTGATGGACTACTTTAATCATACTGTACATATGAACAAGTATGACATTCCCATGTTCAAGAGCGAAGATTATTTCAAGCACATCAATGATCTGCTAAATGATATTGGTATCTCTACTATTAATAGTAAGACCATTCGCTCCACAAATATAGAGTACAATACTTTGATAAATGCTTTGACAGAAATGTATGAGTCATCTGATAAAACAGACGCTTATACCAAACTTTTTAAGTCTGACAATAATAAGATCAAGCATGGTCTAAATAAGTTGTCTGATCTAAGAAAGACGATTAAGACAGAGATTGACAACAACCCGATGGTCAAGTATATTATGGGGACTCACAGGGTTAGTGGTCAACTTAGAGAACTTGGAGACAAAAACCCAATCTCTAATCTGAGCAATACTAATCGCCACTATTATGGAAATAATAACGATTGGTTGAGCCTTATGAGCGATACTAACATTGATTTACTAAAGATTCAGTTGAGTAGTTTGATTAAGTAATTTCACAGGTACTAAACACACTAGGAGTTTTAATTATGGCCGTTCCGTTTATGTTTGTTGATGGTAATCTTACGCTGGTGCTTAATAACAAGAGTTATCAAGTTCTACCAGATCATATTAACTATAGGATGATTCTGGATATTCTTCCTACTGCATCGTCAGAGGAACTACTGAAGGTTGTTGATATTGAGAAGGCTGTTGCTACATTTAGCGATGGTCTTGTTGAGATCAAGAATGGTCAGGTTACTTATGAGGGTGAGGTTGTTCATGGTAGTATTAGTAAGCGTATTCTAGAGTTTATGAGCAAGGGTCTACCTTTTCAGCCTCTTGTTAATTTTCTCAATAATCTGATGGAGAATCCTAGTATGCAGAGTCAAAAGGAACTCTATGATTTCCTTGAGCATGAACATTTGCCTATTACTGAGGATGGTCATTTCCTAGCATATAAGGCTGTTAGAAGTGATTATAAGGATAAGTATCGTGGCACTTTTGACAACAGTGTTGGTCAGGTTGTCAAGATGCAACGAGCAAAGGTTGACGATGATCGTGCTAGAGGTTGCTCTGATGGACTTCATGCTGGTGCATTGAATTATGTTGCTGGCTATGGTAGTGTGGAGAGTGGCGACCGTATTGTTATCGTCAAGATTAATCCGCGTGATGTTGTTAGTGTACCTAGTGATTGCAACTGTGAGAAACTTCGCACTTGCCGATATGAAGTAGTCGGAGAGTATCAAGGCGAACTTCTAAAGCCTCTATATTCATCTGACTTTAGTTATGATGAGCATGAGGACTATGAAGATGATGACTATAATGTAGACGATTCTTATTGGGATCAGTTTGATGAAGATGAGGATGAGTACGAAGATTATAGTCAGTATGATGACGATGAAGATGATGACGATCAGTATTGATTAGTCTGTTAGTATAAGTGTGGTAGTCTGGGGACTAGAAAGATTTTGTCTATTCTGATGGTTCGATTCCATCACCACCTTTTGATATTGATAATGATGGTAGAGGTTGCTGTCCCAATATCGTGTAGATTTATTTACAAGGAAACAAACAATGTTTAGTGATAATCTTGGTTTTAATCCGTTTGACAAAACTCATTCACCCAATGTCAAAACGTATCGTAGTCAGATGGATAAGTTTTTAAAGTCTTTTGGTATTCAACATATTTTTTGTTATAATGGTGATCCTCGTAAGAAGATTAGTAGCATGAAGCATACTAACAAACTTATTGAGGCTACAGATGCAAATGTGGCAAGAAATTCTGATGTTTATTTTTATGTAAATGGTGGTCGTAAACTATACGCAATTAACCAATTTACTTGTTGTTTTTGTGATATGGATGCTGGTAGAGACAATGATGGTAAGTATTTTAAGCCAAGCGTTGTGATGCAAAAAAAGAAGGGATTTCTTAAAAAGATCAACGAGTTTCCTGTTGCTCCAACCTGGGTTGTTGATACCCGTAATGGCTATCAGTGCTACTGGATTTTTGACAATAACTCTCGTAAAATTGTTGGTAAAAATAAAACATTCTGGAATGGACTTCAAAAGAAACTGGTAAATTACTTTGGCGGTGATCCAAGAGCGATCAAGGCTAATCAGATTTATCGTGTGCCTTATACTTGGTGGCGTAAAGGCTGGGAGGGTAAGGCTTCGTATTTTACCAGTATTCTTCCCGGTAGCACTGGTAAAACAATTGATGTTGCTGATTTAAAGTCGGCACTTACTGGTCAGACCACGAACATAGTTATTGATCCAGCAAAATGCAGCGATCAATGGTATAATGGGTATGCTAAGGCTTATAAGCAGTCTGATGAAACTGGGGTTCCAGTATCGGCAGATGTTGCGGCAGATATTCTTAATGAAATGAGAAATGCTAATGATAAAGCAAAGAATATACTGAATAATCTTATGGATTGCAATCAGAAAAACTCTCAAGAAAATATAAAATATGATTTTGATGAGGATAGTGAAGAAGATACTAGCGTGGATGATTTTTGCCTTGACAAAAACAATTCCGCTTCTCTTGAGCAAGACGGATGCTGCGGAGGATCGTATCACAATGCACAGGATGCTGTTGGTGACGAGGTTTTAAATCCCAACTACGAGCAGACCAAACTTTTAAAAACGGTGGTCGAGTTCCTCAATCAAGTGAGTACGCCTCTTTACTTTAGTAACAACAGATTCTTATCTTCTGCTGCTAAAGACTTGGCAAACAAACTTGGTGATCATTTTTGTATAGGCTAAAGATGCACGAACCATACGATGAAGATGACGAGTATGATGATGATCAATACAACTATGATTATAGTGATCAGTATGATCCATATAAGTTTCATTTTAAATTTGATATAGATCCAAATTCATCCATATCAGACTGGATAATGATAAATATTAATGGTATGTTGGATGATATAACCAAAATCAATAATATTCCTGGCTTTCCTGTGTTTCAGTTCCCTGTGAATAGTTGGAACTCCAATACTGAGAAGGGTAACTCCTTCCAGTATTTGGGGTCCAATTATCAAGGTAGTCCAATATGGAAAAAGAAGTATTTTATTTATGATCCTATTCAAAACGAATATAAATTACATTTACAATCTCATGCACAGCATTTTATTAAACAACCAGTTTATTACAAGGGCTTGTTTGATATTCTCAATTAAGGACACATCATGCCAAATAAAGAATGGTATATTATTGCAAATTTAGTGGAGTTTATCAATGGTACTAGATATTTAGTATTTAATGCTTTTGGATCGGATACCAATACAAGTAAGGATGCTATGTCTTTGATGGAATTGAATCCAGCAGATCAAGAAGAATTGGATAGTGTGTTATCATATAGCGAATCTCAAACCATCGTTCTGGAACACATAAAAAAACAAACACACAAAAAAACTAAAGAAATAAGGTATCTATTGAGCGATTCTCTTTATTTTAAAATTATAGAATCTCTAAATGACAGAATGATAAGTAATATGCTAAATAATTTAGTGAATAAAGGCATTATTGAATCTGGCTATGATAGTCAATCTAACGATTTTGTTTTTTGGATAAAAAATGATAATAAGCCAGAAACCACATGAAATTGATCTGTCATTACGCTATGTTTGTCCTAATGAAGAATGTAAATTAGATCACTGGCTTTTTCTAAGAGAGGCCAAAACCCCTAATTATCTAGTTGTTTGTGAATGTGGAGTATCATTCAGTCCAAAAACAATAAATAAGGTAAAGATACTTTATACAGATGAGGTTGCTTCCGGTGAGTCAAAAAATACCGATCTAGATACTGTATTAAATACCTGTATAAAAACACTCATAACATATGGTTTTGATGAAGATGAGTCTAGGGATCTGGTTAAACGAGCATATAATAAGTGTGGGTCACACACCAAAACATTGATAATAAAAACAGCATTGGAAATATTTGGAGATAATTAAATGAATAATTCGATGAGGCCGACTACTTTTGGCGATATTATTGGACAAACAGAGGTCAAGCAACGCTTAAACATTTGCGTGGCCGGTTGTAAAAACACAGGTGGCGTGATGCCTCATGTTTTAATAGACGGCCCTCCCGGCCTTGGTAAAACTACTATAGCGAGTGCCATAGCCAATGAGATGGGAGTTAACCTGTACACCGCTAACGCGGCCAATATCAGAACGGTAAAAAATATACTACCGTATATTATGGGTATGTCGCCAAGATCAGTATTTTTTATAGACGAAATACACAGATTACCCAAGATAGTGGAAGAATTTCTATATCCAATTATGGAAGATTTTGTATTGAATATAACTGTTAAGGACGATGACGATAAAGATAAACCAGAAAAAATAGATCTTCCATTATTCACTATGATTGGTGCTACAACTAGTGGAGGCAGTTTAAGTCAACCATTCTATGATAGATTCACAATTAAAGAACATTTATCATTTTATAACGATGATGATCTTGCTAAACTAGCAGGGTTGAACGCAAAAAAACTAGGAATAGTCATAAGCGATGAGAGTCTTTTAGAAATTGCTCAGAGAAGCAAAGGCACTCCGCGTATTTTAAATGCCAGGTTACAGTGGTATAAAAATTATGTATCGTGTCATGATAATATTCCTTCTGTCGATGAAATATTCAAAGTTCAAGGAATAGATAATAATGGACTAGATATGTATGATCGTATGTATCTAGATATACTAAAGAAAAGCAAGAACAATGCGTTGGGTCTAAAAACCATATCTTCAATGACAGGCATAGCGATTGATACTATAGAGAATAGTATAGAGCCATTTCTCATTAGAAAAGGATATGTAATCCGAACACCAAAAGGTAGATTATTAGCATAATAGTCTGGGTACAAACTTATCTTAAGCCGATTAAAGGGGGTCATTTTGGCCCCCTTTTCTTTTTATGATGGTGTAAATCTAGCTAGAGGCACTTATGGAAGATACTATACAATTAGTACTATATTTATCATTATTTTTAAATTTAGTCTTTTTTATTCTTGGATATATAGTAGCTAAAATATATCATAGTCAGCACAATATTGGTAGTCAGTCAAATTTATGGGTCAATAATAGGTCAACAAATAATGTTAAATCTGCTACTAAAATTGCTATTGACGAAAGTAAATATGTTACAGATATTAACTTGTCTGGTATAGAAAAAAAATATGATGAATTGGGCGATACAAAAGTCAGTAATGATCAAATAGCGTCCTCAGTAGATAAACTTAAAAATTTAAAGAGGTAATATTATGGGCAAAGGTCTTGATGTTGGCACTAGTTATATTGTTTTATCTCAAGAAAAAGAAAACAATATCATATATAAAGATTTTAGAGATGCATTTTATGTAATCAAACCAACCACATCTGTAGCAACGAAAATGATCGAAAAGGGCTTGAACGGTAAAGTATTCATTAAAGATAATGATGGTTCATTTATTATACTAGGAAAAGACGCTATAGAAAAAGCTATAGAACGTAATGATAACGCTAAACGCCCAATGAGCAAAGGTGTTGTTTCAGCCAAAGAAAAAGACGCAAAAAGAGTATTGGCTTTCATTTTAAAAGAAGTAGTTGGCACAGCAGATCAGTCAAATGAAAAATTAGTATTCTGCGTTCCTGCACAACCAGTGGATCAAGAAGATGATGATTTTGATATTGGATATCACGAGGACGTAGTTAAAAGCATTCTAAAAGAATGCGGATATGATGCTAGGGCTGTTAACGAGGCTGAAGCTTTATGTTATGCCGAATTAGGTGAAGAAGATTATACTGGTATTGGGGTTAGTTGTGGTGCTGGTATGACTAACGTTTGCATCATGTTAAATGGAGAACCCACTGTGGTATTTAGTACTACAAAATCTGGCGATTGGATAGATAGAATGAGTGCTATTGCTACTGGAGAAAAGGATAGTGTGGTTCAAGCAGAAAAAGAGGGCGGAGGTTTTGTTATAGGTCAACACAGTGACAATGTAGTTTTGTCTGCTGTATCATCGTATTATGAAAGATTAATTGATTATACTACTAAACAATTAGCCGCAGCATTATCTGAACATAAGGCATTGCCAAAATTTAAAAATCCTTTGACTGTGGTTGTTGCTGGTGGCACATCTCAAGCACAAGGATATATAGAGCATTTTCAACAAAAATTAATCGATAATAGTTTTCCATTACCAATTAAGGTAGTCAAGCACGCATCAGACCCCTTACATGCGGTTGCTAAAGGATGCTTAATAGCAGCTAATGTTTTATAGTAATTAACATAAAAATAGGAGATCAATAATAATGAGAAAGGAGTGTACAAAAAGATTACTAGCTACTAACCAAACAGCAGGCTATTTATACCCTAACTTTATAGGTGACATAATACAAGTTAGTGTTAAGAAACAAAATGTGCCCGATGATGGCATACTTACAATTTATGAGATCAGTGCCACGGATACTGTATTAATTGGTAGATCTAGTGTTAACGATCTGTTGAGATTTCATAATGGGTTAGTTTTTCATAAAGAGGTGGGCAAAGATCCTTATACTAAGGATCCATTTCAGCTTCTAATCAAATATTCGGGTAAATATCTTATTGAACTAGAAAAATGTCACTTTTATAATGATGGTTCTCCGGCACCGGATTCTCCTCTTCCTCCCTTTAAACCACCCAATAATGATAATAATACATCGTGCAAAAAATATGTCTTCGGAAATTTAAATATGTCGCACACTGAAACTTTAGTCAGATCTGGCACCGAATCTATTTTTGTTGGAGACAGTATAGAAATAAGACCAACCACAACCGATAGAAAAAGTGGTAGAATTGAGATATATGATATAGGATTTAATTTTGCGAGATTAATTGCAACATATAACCTTGATAGGGGTGCGTGGAAGTTTACTAGAAAAGTTGAAAATTTTAAAGGATATGGTTGCTACATTAAGTATGTGACTCCAAAAAAAAATGATTTTATAGAATTAGAGATATGTAAAATTTTTACCAATACACCAGGGCCTGAAGTTACGCCTGTGCCTCCTATTAATAGATCGTGTTCGACCAACTGGTTGGTACCCAATGGTATAATTGCACAAAGATTAACTAGACCAGGAACAAATAGTATGTTTAGTGCTGATACTATTGAAATTAAATCTATAGCCAAACAAGATGGTGCTCAAGGCAGTGTGGAAATATATGATACTGGATATAATTTTCAAACATTGCTCGCTACTTATCCTATGAGTACAGGATGGACTTTTACTAGAAGTGTTGGGAACTTTAAGGGCTATCAAGTCACTATAAAAAGATCTGGTAAGGGATTAATCCAACTACAGAGCTGTCATATCAGTAGAGGAGTATGATTATGTTAAAATCTGATTGCTCAAAATGCATAACCATAACTAAAATTCTGGACCAGAAGGTATGATTGTTATATATAAAAAACAATAGATATAAAAATTATGAATATTATTACAGGACCAAATATACCAGACGATTATCCTATCTTAGATAATGATGTTGTTGAATTATCAGATTTAGATTATCTCCCATTTCTCTTAGAGTATGTTCCAGAATATGCTCCTCTATCAGAAGGAATAAAAAAATTTCATGAAATGTTGGGACATCCAGAAGGAAAAATAGGATCGTTAATAGATCAAGATATTTCGCTTGACAATAATATATCGATACCAAATTATGATCAAGTTTGGGTAGAAGTAATATACAAATGGACAGGAGATACAGTTTTTCCTTGCGTTGATGGCTATTTATATAATCCTCGTGATATTCCAAATAATATTAATAAAATACGATTATATGTTAGTTATGGTAGTACAGATGTTAGAAATTGGATATTAAATAATTTTAGATTCATAGAAGCATCATTACCAGAACCAAATTATGAATACTATTATAGATATAATAATTTATATTGGCATAGTAATGCTAAAAAAAATACTATAACTCTCTATATTGAGCCTTCTAATAAGGATAATCCGGTTCCAGAGCCTACTGTCACACCAAGCAAAACAAGAAAATATAACAAAATTCGTACCGATTGTGAATTGTGTCCCGCGCCAACTAATAGTGTTACTCCGTCGATTACAATAACTAAAAGTCTAACACCATCGATATCAACCACACTAACAAGCACACCAACACATACCAGTACCATAACTCCCTCAATAACTCCAACCGCTACACCCAATTTAACAATTACGCCAACATCCACTATCACCCCAACAAATACTATCACATCTAGTGTCACACCTACTCAAGGCTTAACATTAACTCCAACCAATACAAACACACCGACCCCGATGGTCACAGTCACCAGATCATCTGCAACTACGCCTACGCCCACCACTACTCCAACAATTAGTATCACATCCAGCAATACTTCTACAAAAAATTTAACACAAACGCCAACAAGTAGCCGTACTAGCACCCCATCAATTTCTGTAACCAAATCATTAACTCCTACTCCTACGCTTAGTTTAAGTATTAGTCCAGGATTTACACCAGTTCCTTCTCGTACTGTTGCTACTCCAACACCAACTCCAACTAGTGTTTGTGATTGTAGATTAGCTTTATATGGTTGGGGAGACGCTTACATTGGTGATGGTACAAATATCGGGTATTGCGATCCTGTTTATTTATTTCAAGATAATATTCAAGAAATATATGGAGATTACACTAATGCATTTCTATCCTGTGACGGCGAAGCTTTTTATGTAGATTACTTTAACAAAACATATACTATCAAAAAAATACCTGTTGATGGTATATCAAATTCTAAATGGATTCAATTAGCATATGATGAAGGCAACATCTATTTGTTAAATACTGATGGAGATGTTTATCTATTTGAGATGGTCAGTCCAGGCAATTTAGGGAATACAATTGCTCCAAGTATAAGACAACTTATATCATCAAAAACCTTGGGTATATCTAAAATTATACAAATTGCAGCTAATGAAACTAGATTTGGTGTGATGTTATGTGAAGACGGTAGTGCTTATCGTACAATACAATCCGCTTCTGGTCCCATAGCACCGATTAATAATATCACATTACAGAATATTAATAACGGGTTATATGTTTGTGGTATAGATACAAATAGTATGGCCGTTATCTCTGATACAATGTTTAACGATGGATGGAAACAATTTCCAGGGACTCTTAATAAAGACATTACTTTTATACACGGTGGAGAGGGACCATATGTATTAATTAATAAACAACAAGAATTATTATATAGCCTGGGTTGGCTTGGATTAGTCAACACCCCTAAGCCTTATCTTGATGAGATCAGAATATTAGATAATACCAGCAGGTGGGTGTCTGCTAGTTGTGGTGAATCACCACCATTCTCCAGAGATAATGAGAATTCACCACCAAGGTGGTGCAAGGCACCTGATTCAAACCACATTTGGGCAATCAACTCTCAAGGAGAATTATGGAATTTTAATGAACAAGGAAAAGGTATCAAGATAGATAGTTCTAATAATTGGTATAAAGTTCACGGCAGTCATAGGGTTCATGCTGTGAAAATAGATTGTGGACCATTAACACCATTACCAACCCGTACAGTTACTCCTTCACCCACTCGAACTTCCACTATAACACCAACTATAACCAATACTAGAACTCCTACGTCAACACAATTACCAACTGTCACTCCAAGTATTAATCCATGTAAAACTCAACCATTCATTATAGAATGTTATGTATTATATTCTCATACTAATCATTCATGGATTTTATCATCTAAAACCACCAATCAAAATCATACCGTAACTCCTCCTTGTGCTGGTGGACATGTGTGTGATCGCACTAATTTTATGCCACAATTAATATTTAATCGAAATGCACAATCGCCACTTATAATTGATGCTAGTAATGTAGTTGATGTAAACAATCTTAATGAAAAAACATCTAATGTATCATTACCTAATTTGCCAGAATATGATCCAACATATGATAGATTAGATTATTGTACATTCACAGTACCACAAGATAACACATTAACCAACCCGTCTATACAACTGAAGTGCTTACTGGCCGAATGTCATGCAGATGTTACTGCTGTTGTATTAATGCTGAATGGATCAATTATTTTTAATAAATGTGTTAAACCTGGAGATGATGCTGTCTCGTTAAATATTAAAGAATTAGATCCATGTATTACACCAACACCCACTAAGTCTATAGCACCAACAACAACCTCAACGCCGCAAACAACAACAACCTCAACACCCAGAATCACACCCACACCCTCATCAACCTCAACACCCAGAATCACACCCACACCCTCATCAACAAAAATATCTAATTGTGTAAGAGTAGATTTTTCAACAAATATTACTCGCAATCCTATAGATCGTTGTCAACCATATGTATATGGACTACAAACTATTAGTGTTCCCAATAACATATCTTTACCAGTAAGAGTAGAGATGCAAGGATTTGCCAATGACTTATTGTTGATAAATGGTAGTTTTGTTAATGCTGGTCAAACAAAAGATCCTGTGTCTAATTGTGATATTAATGCAAATAATTATACATTTACTCTTAATGCGCCCTCCTTTACAATTAGCGTAGCTTCCACTCAAACATTTAAGCCAGAATATCGTTATGATATCTGTTTTTATCCAATAAATAATTTAGTAAATATTGATAATAACTTAGTTACTACAATAAATACTAATATTATTACAGGACCAGATTTACCGATAGATATTGATCTATTTGAATCTATATTTTTGTTTCAAGAAATGTTACTGCCCAAAGAAATACTAGACAATATAACAGCATTATATGCTAAATCAGGATTTTCTATACTAAAACCAGGATCCTTTATTAGTGTTGATAAATCTATTAATAATATTGATCGTCCTATATATAATAATGTAAATATAGAAGTTATTTACTCATATCAAATTAAAAATTTATTTCCTTCTATTGATGGTAATTTATATAATTTATCGTCATTAGATACAAATATTTATAATATTAAATTATATTCATCTTTTTCTAGCGACGATGTTAGAGACTGGATAAATACTAAATTAAGATTTATTCAAACTGATTTGTCTACACTAGAAACATCAAATATTTTTAAATATGTAAATCTGAATTGGATACATAAAGATAATGTAATATCTGTTATTGTGACTCCAATAAAAACTTTAGACAACAATATACAACCAACACCAACTAAAACAAAAAAATATAACAAAATTCGTACCGATTGTGAGTTGTGTCCCACACCAACTAATAGTATTACACCGTCTATTAGTGCAACACAATTTATTACTCCTACTCCTACTTCTACTCCTACTTCTACTCCTACATTAAGCAATACTCCTCCAACCATATCTCCATCGAATACTAATCTATTAACAAACACTCCAACCTTAACACCAAGCAAATCTATAATACAAACTCCTAATTTAACACCGACACCCACTGCTACTATCACTCCAACAACATCTATAACTCATACCCCGAATCTTACTCAGTCATTGACTCCCACTATTTCGTCTACTATTTCGGTCACGCCAACTATTAGTATAACAAAATCTATTTCAGTTACTACTACTATTACTAAATCTATAACCCCATCTAGCACTATTACATCTACACCCAAAATACCACCAACTGTAACGCCGTCTCAAACAATGGTTTGTGCGACAAATAATGCAAAATATAATTTATACGGCTGGGGATCGTCTCTATGGACCGGAATTTGTGGTCTTAGAGATCAAATGAAGAGTTGTCCTAATAATGATGAAGATATTGGGGTTGATTGGAATCCCATACTTTTAATGAAAGATTCTGAGTTCGCTGAAAAAAATAGTTACATATCCGATATACATGGAGTTTTTAATACTGCTTTTATTGATTCTAATAAAAATTTATATGCTGTCTACCCAGTATTCGGTCGGGTGGGAGTTTCGGGAGGTATTAGAAAATTAGATAGTTTAGATAAACAATGGGTTCAAATAGCCGCTATGTATTGGACTTTATTCTTTTTGTCTGAAGATGGAGAAGTTTATAAGTCTGAGCCAGATTTTCTTAAAACTAGTGAAGATCTATTCCCTATAGATATTTCTTATATTTCTTCTAAAATTATAAGTATAGCTAGTAATGGGTATGAGACATTAGCATTATGTGATAATGGAGATTTATATAATTTATCTAATAAAAAACAAATATTAAATAGTCCAAAATTCAAGACTATTATGGGCTATAATCAGGCAGTTTGTGGTATTGATACTAATAATCAAGCTTGGATACCCGATAATCTTTTTAATAATACATTTAAATTAATTCCAGGCATTAGTAATGTAAAAAAAATTATGCGCGGTGGATCTTCATCGTATTTTATACTAACAAATAATGGTCTGTTATTTATTTATAGAAACTTACGACCAACCGATACACCTATACAAGTAGGATTATCATCTGACTGGGTAGACATAGGAGCGGATTGGGCCGGGTCGTCGTGTGATATACCTCCAGGTGCAGCTGGCTGGTGGGCTATTAATAAAAATGGAGAATTATGGAGTTTTAAGCAAGCTAATAATCTAAATCCTATTAAATTTAGTACTAATCATCATTGGACCAAAATACATATTAGTGCATCTACGACACATGCTATAGCTTTAGACTGTAATACTATTACCACTCCCAAACCACCAATAGTATTACCTCCACCACCAACGCCACAACCTACACCTACTTGTGATACAGAATTTTATTTTGTTTTGCCTTGTTTAGGGGGATATTTAACGAGCGAAGACAAATCAACATTATGGATAATAGGCGAGCCTGGATCTAAAGTTGAAATAACATATCCAGAACATACATATTATGGATCAGTAGACAACAAATATGTATATAAAACCATAATATTAACTATTGATAAAAATGGTAAAATTCCATGGGTAATACCACATCTAGCTTCGTTATGCTGGGGGAACAACAATGATTCATTTCATCCAAAATTAAACAACATATATAAAAAAGGAATAAAAATTAAATCAGCTTCTATAATTAGTAGTTATTTTAGTTCTACTAAAATAGGCTTAGATTCATGTGCTACTGGCTTATTACCTTTATATAAATTATCTAATAAATATTATGCATTTCCATATTTCTATAGTAGTATTCATCAAAACGGATTTGATATTTTGTCATGCGACTCTAAACAACAAATAAATATAATTGCTACAGCCGATAATACTGTGGTCACTTTAATTGATAAAATATCTGGAGATCATAAAACATATTATTTAGATGAATTAGATAGTTTTATATACCATGTACCATCTAAAGAAGCTTCAGATTTTACAGACAATGTTATTGAGATAATTAGCAATAATAAATTAGCAGTATATCATAGTATATTCCACGGGCATGGAGGATGTGGTAGTGGGCAAAGTTTTATTGATACACTATATCCTATAGAATATATGGACACTAAATTTTTAATACCTCGCACAGCGGAAGTGGTGAAAAATAGTCGTCATGATACGTGGCAAAATCGAATTTATAAGACTGGATGGTTTACTCAAGAAGAGGAATATATTGCTTATAGATCAAATAGATTTGTTTTTTGTACAGATACTCTAAGGATATTGTCTATATATGATGATAATAATATTAAAATTAATAATAAACAAATTATTACTTTAAGATCTAATCAAATTTATGATTATTTAGATTTTAACGACGATGTTATTGTTGAATCTGATTACCCAATTTTGATACATCATAATAAACACGCTATTACAACAGAGCCCAATTTTGAGGGTGATCCGTTATCAAATGCTAATCTCCGTATAGGATGGAAGGACAGAAATAAATATATCGGAGATTCTAGTCGAAGTAGTGTTCAACCGTATAGTATATTAAAACAACAATATAAATTAGCGTTACCTCCATTATCTAAGATATATTATTCTAAAGATACCAACAGCGTACCAGGCGTACCAGCATCGGTTTTAATATTACCTAAATATTATGCTCTAATTATGATCGAAACAGAATTTTTAAATACATTAAGTATCAATGGAAATTCTTTAACATCAGAACAACTAAGTAATTTTCATAATGTCACTGGTACTAACTATTCTAGTGGTTTTATAGAATTAACTACTAGTGTCTTTAATTTAAATGGTTACCCAGATACTGATGCTTATATGTATGAGTTTAAGGCAGAATCTGTGTTTTCATTAAAGATAGACGGTTATAGATGGTATGATTCTTATTTATTTAGTATGGACTATAATTTTTGTAAAGATATTAAGCCTCCTGCGCCCACCCCAACAGTAACTCAAACACCTACTATAACACCAACATTTAGTCCCACGCCAAGTATAACTAGTACTCCAACTCCAACTCCAACTTCCACTATAACACCAACTATAACCAATAGTATTACTCCTACACCCACCAATACTAGAACTCCTACTAAAACACCAATTATTAATGTTACTCCTACTCCATCATCTACTAGCACACCATTAAATCCTGATGATTATGTTATATGCTTCACAGACGAGTGTGATCCTCAATATGTTAAGTCTGCTGATGGAAGTGTTGGAAATGATTGGATACCAGATTCTGATTATTGGAATAATAATATGGGTGGTTATGACGCTAACAAATTTACTATGTTTCATATATCCACAGTGGCGGGAGCCAATGGTTCATGGTTTTATCCTGACGGATCTTCAAAAGTCTGGCCTTCGCGCACCTCAATTGCTCCGTATAATAAAAGTCCTATTCCTATAACACTAGCTAAAAGACCAGATTCTCCAGAATTTAGTCACTTCGATTTATTCTTATTTTTGAAATCAACATTTGAAACTAAATATGGGACAAATATTTGGAATACTTTAGCTACTAATAAAAATAGAGTACTAGCATTTATTGATACTAGTGGATCTATGAATCGTGCTACTATTGGTATTGCTCTAGATTTATTCTATAAATTTTTAGATAGTTATTGCATATTATGGACAGAATATGGATGTGATAATGAAAGATGGGTGAAATGGTTAGTAGATGCTGCATTAAATGTTATAAATTGTGTTTTTAATAAAACATCAACAACTAATATTAATTGCACACGAGTTCCGGTCAGTAATACTCCTACAAGATCTAGAACTCCAACCATTACACCAACACGAAATAGCCCCACACCAACACCAACTAAATCTATAACCCCAACTCGCACCCTAACAAAATCTATTACGCCCACAAAGTCTATAACACCAACAAGAACACCAACCAAATCTGTGACGCCCACAAAATCTAAACCATCAGCAGTAGCTATAGTATCCTCCAATGATAATGAAACAGGCATTTGTTGTGGATACTATATTGAAAAAATATCTAATAAAGATGGTAGTATTAGTGAAATAATACGATCAAAATGTATTGGCTATGCTAAGAATGAATGCGAAAATATAATACCAAAAAATAATCTAGTCAAAGTCGAATGGATTCCAAATAGTGACTGTGCTTCGTGTTTAAATTCTATGCCTACACCAACACCTAAATTTAAATGATCAATATGAAAGAAATACTTTAAAAATATAGCAATATGGTGTTTAATATAGTATAATCTATAAAATTGTATGTGTTCCACGCACTAAAGGATATTATGTTCAATGTTAAACTATAAAAAACAAAAAATAAAATGAAAAATAATAAAATTAAAACAGATTGTGCAAAGTGTGTGTCGCCTACGCCATCGCCATCATTCACACCAACCATAACTATTACTCCAACAAATAGTATTAGTCCAACAAATACTGTCTCGCCAACCCATAGTTTAACAAGAACTGTTACTCCATCGATTACTAACACTAATACTGTTACGCCAACAATATCTCCAACCTCTACCAGCACTCCAACTATAACAATATCAAATAGTATCAGCTCTACACCAAATTTAACTCAAACAAATACGCCAACAAAAACGCAACCACAACCCACGCCCACAATATCTAATAATCAATTGGTGCATTTGTTTAATAAAGCTTCATGGACATCTAGTATTCCAGAACCGTATAGAACATATTTTAATCAAGCTGCTGATAGATGGAACACGTACATTAAATATAATCCACAAGTTAGATCTCAAATTCCTAATTTATATCCTGGATGGAATGGATTAGCATTACGAACTGGCGGATATGCAGAATTGAATGACTCTACTAGTAATATTATAGCTAGTTGTGGACCTTATAATTTTGTAGATTTAAATGGTGGGCCAATGCCAACATGGATGAATGCAGTTAATTTTAGTGTTACTATTAATAAATATTGGGAAACACAATTTAGTGCTGCAGACTGGTTAAATATTATTACTCACGAACTAGGTCATGCTCTCGGTATCGGTATTTTTTGGCAAAAAGAGCTGGAACCTTATGGCGCAGTTCCTCCAGTAGATTCATTTTTAGATGGAACAGTATATACAGGAACTCAAACAGCATATAATACAGTATCTCAATCTACAAGAAATAAAACTCCGTTAGAAGATAGCGGAGGTGCTGGCACAATTTCTGCTCACTGGGAAAATAATTTTAGACCATCATCTGCCGCAGGATCCAATGGGGTATCGTATGCTGGCGTAGTTGATGAATTAATGGTAGGAAGTATTGCTCCAGGTAATAGAAGAATTATTAGCGCATTATCAATTCAAAATTTACTTGATTACGGATATCAAGAAGTAAATCCAGGATCATCGGAAGGTCTTCCAACACTACAACAATCTATTACAGTACAGAGTCAAGGAATTAAGTTAAATTGTTGTGAACATCATAATCATTTGAGTATGGAAAAATTAGGTAACATTAGTTTAACTCCAGCAGTGACAGAAACACCCACAGTCACACCTACGGTCACACCAACATCAACATTGATTTCTAATATTATTAGCAATATTTATGAATGGGGCTATAATCAAAATATTGATGGACCAGGTATTCAACGAGACGAACAAAACTATTTATTATTTCCAACTATAAGACAAGGATTCAGAATAAAATTTATTGATATTGCAGCTGGTGATGGTTTTGCCGTTGGCATAGCTGAAGATAATTCTTTGTGGATTTGGGGTAGTTGGGCATTTGGTGCTAAAGATGAAGATTATTTTTATGATTTACCTACGCAGATAGGCTCTGCAAAGAATTGGACAAAATTAAGTGCTGGACAGGATTGGATAGCTGCTAGTAATAATTTAGGAGATGTATATATGTGGGGAGCATATCAAACATCTGGATTTTTAGATATACCAACTAATATTGGTGGTGGACCATGGTTAAATTTTTCTATTAGTTGTGATGCTAATCGTACTCTGGGAGCACCCAGACATTTATTAGCTATTAATTCTCAACAGTATTTATATGGTCTAGGCAGTAATAATTATGGTCAACTAGGCAATGGATATACTACTAATAATATTGAAACTTTACAGAGAATTGGTACTGCCAGTAATTGGGTCAAGGTATCAGCTGGAGCAAAACATTCATTAGCCTTGAATAATCAAGGACTGTTATTTGGTTGGGGATTTACATTGGGCCTTGGAGTTGGATCTATATTAACTAATTATTTAACACCA